CAGCACTAGGTTTGTAGATTACATCTGTCTTAGTGTTTTGTTGATCGTGTGTTTCGACGTCTGAGACGCCTAAATTGAAAATGTCAAAATCTGCCATGTCTTTAATTCTTTTAATTTGTTAAACTTTAAATTCTTTGATCGTTAATTCTTTCGGTACCTTTAATAAACTTTCATGTATTATATAAGAGACTTTATAAAAGTTTCAAATATAATTAAACTATATATCAAAATTATATAGAGCACCTTCCTCGTCAACAAAATTCTTACCATCTGCTGATATCCTAAGCCCGGCTTTCTCTAATATCTCTAAGCTTTCTTTTTTTGTTATTCGGTCTGTTGAGACCATCATGTCTAAAGTACGTTTTAAATCCATAAGGTTGTGGGATCCTATTTTATTGTTTTGCATTATTATTAAATTATTTTTATTAGTTATGAAACTTTATTACCCGAAGACAGTATAAGTTATGTCTTTAAGCTGAAAGTTAAATATGGTTCAAAGTCTGAATATAAGAGTTCAAGAAGTAGGCGTCCACCAAGTCATCAAAGGGTTTTGGAATCTTATTTGTTTCACCGATTTCATTAACACAAAAAAGAAGGAATTCAGAGTCTCGAATAATCTCATCCGTTCCTGTTCCATTTTCAATAAAGACTTTCCATAACTGAGACTTATTCATGTTACCTTTACCGGCATGCTTCTTTATTGTTGAAGGCGCGACAGTCTCGATTGTTATTGGATTAAAAGCTTCTAAAATCTTAAGTTTAAGTATTGCGGCACCAGCTGCCATGTCGATAATATTGTTAGTTCCTTGCTTTGAGCCGAAACTAGTTCCTTCAAATGCAAAAACAAATTGAGTTTCCCCCTTTGTAAGATCTTTAATAATTTTAATAATATCGTTTGCTGATGTGATATATCTGTTAATCTTACCTAACTCAACTGAAGAGTATTCTCCAACGTTAGTAAAATCAGGTTGCTCTTTTAAAATAACATCAGATAGTAATCCCATGTCTTCTTGCAACAGTTGTTGTTTTTTAGTTCCGGATTTTGGTTTTAAATAAGAAATAAAATGATAGGTGTCTTTGAAAATACAAATACCTGGTGAATTTAATGAAAAGTCAATTGTTACGTATGTCATTTATAAAGCTTTACCGATAGCAGCACCTAAAGCGGCTCCAACTAATCGTGAGGTTAACATATCATAAAATACTCCTTTTTGAATCCCTAATACTTTGGCAATAGTTTTACCAACGGTTTTACCAAGAGCAAATCCAGTTAATCCTCCAAATATAGAACCGAACATTCCTTCATTAGTCATTTCATCATTAAAAGAGTTAATGTCGTAAGAACCGTCTTCTAGTTGGTATTCTTTCGTAAATTGCTCTAACGCTGCATCGACTTTTTCTTCAAGTTCAGTTGTCCATTCAGATTGTAAAGACTCAGTTAATACACTAAGCTCTTTTTCAGTTATGTCTTGTTCCTTAATTAATTCTAAAAATGTTTTCATATAAGTATATATCTTAGTCTATTTCTAACTTTAAATTAAACTTGTTATAATAGAAGTTTATTGTGAATGTATTAAACTCTGCAATATTAGAACTCATATTTAATTCCAGTTCGGTAATTGAGTTCATAATTGGTTTTTCAAATACAGCACTCATTACGTGTATTCCCTCTCCATCTAATATTTGTAATTTTAAATCTTCTAAAAAAGGTTTCTTAGTTTGTCTTGCATAATAATATAAAAGAGTATCTTGCATTATCCAATAGTTAATATAACCATCTAGTAATTGCATTTCAACCGTAAATTGTCTTTCTACTGTGTTTTGGATAGGCACTGCTCCTCGATGATATGTTGTTGTTCCATCATTTGAAGATTGTTCAACTGGATCAAAAGATAAACCAGGAATTCCAATTCCCTGTACTGAGTAATTTATAAAATCAATAGGCTCAGTTAGTAAATTACCAGGAACCCTATTCAGGTAATTTCTATACTTTTCAGCTACTTCTTCCGGTATAAACTTTCTAGGAAATTTAAAATTAAATAAATTATTTCTGCTGTTTAAAATCATTATATGATATTTACTTTTCCGTAATATAATAAAGACTCTGTGTCTCCATTCTTTAGGTTAATATAAAATTTGTCTGGAAATATGTTCGTGTCCTTTTGATCAAATCTACTTGCAATCGCTTTAGATACTTTAAATAAAACTTCACCTTTTCCTAGATCAATATCTGGAAAATTAGGATCATGATATACTTGTTGTTCTCTCGATCCACTCTTAATAATAAGAATAATATCGTCAGCATTTACTAAACTAATAGATTCTATATCATTTCCCTTTGGTCTTCCAATGCTAAATTTAACAAAGTTATCTGAAACCTTTGATAGAGTTATTGTTGTATCTCCTTCTGGTTGGTAATTTATTTCATTAACTGATAATGATTCGGTAGCTTCTAAGGTTACATTTGTAGAACCTGCTAAAATTCCATAAGTATCTAACGCAACTGGTACGTATTTTGTTTCTCCGATCGCCGGTCTTATTGAATTAACAAATTGGTTTAACTCTCTATTTACTTGTGTGTTTGCTAATTTATTATAAACAACAGTCGGTGTTAGATTGTCGCTTAAATTAATTCTACTCATTCTTTTTCCATACTTCTTAGGTTTGTTATAAACTAAAGAAGCAATCTTTAATATTTGAGTGTTATCTGTTTCATTATAAATTCTCATACCAACAGTTAACAAAAAGTTACTTGACACTGCTGAGTTTAAAATTACAGGCCTATATATAATAGGTTCGTCGTAATTTGCTATTTGAGAAAAAGATGTTCTATATGTGCTTACATAATTTAATCCTAATTGCTCGCTAACTTCTACATCGTAAAAAACTGTAATATCATCGCCAGAACTTTGAAGTCTTCCATTAATATAATTCTCAAAACCTGAAGTTGATCCGTCCTTTGTTCCGTATATCTCAAAATAATCACCAGCACTTGATTCTTGTAATGTAACTGCAATGTCTACAAATTCATCTTCACTTGAAAGTGTTAACTCCCTAGAATCAGATATTTCAATATAGTCATATCCATTTACCGTCTTTACCGTTTCGATTAAATTTAATTTAATTTCATAGTTCGCTGCATCATCTACTGATTGTTGACCTGTTCCGAAAAAAGAATCGTTAAACTCTTTATTTTTTGCAGGGTCATTCATGTATACTAATGAAGGAACCTTTATTTCTATGTATTTTGAAAAAGAACTATCAGAAAGTGTAAATGGTTTAGGGTTTTGAATTTCAAAACTAGAAGAATTTAAATAAACTAAAGAAGTAAAATAATTATATTCTCCATCAGCCTCTTTTCTTGCCTTTACTTGAAAGTTAAAACCTTCATATCCTCTTCCACTAAAAGAATATCCTGTTCTTAAGTGAAGTCTTATAGTATCATACCATACAGCTTGTACATTATTAGTAGGGACTACTGTTAAACTACTAGATGGATCTCCTGCCCATTCGTTTGAATCTAAATAATCTAATCCATTATTTAATAAAGCTAACACGTTGTCATTGTTGGTTGGTACCGCATAATATCTACCTCCTTCTCCCGGGGCAGTCTTAATAGTATTACCTGTTTCCTGTAGAGGTCTAGCATATAAAGAATTTGCTCTATCTCCAACTACTATATTTCCTCCAACTAAAACTTCTCCTGCTAAATCAGTATATGTATATGCATATGACCCATTTGTATTAGGCGTAAAAATTACAATTCCGTTTATTGGTGATTGTTGAATTCCATTAATATAAAATCCATTAATATTATCTATACTAGGATCATTTAGATCAAACTTGTATGTTAATCCATTTTTAACTAGTAATTCTCGTGCTGCGAAATTATTAACATAAATATATCCGTTTGCTACGTTAACTGTAAAATTAACAACATCAGATCCTAATTCATGAATTAACATTCTAGGTGCTGTATTGCTTCCTACTACTGTGTTTAAGTACTTTAGCTGACTTCCGTTATCATCGTTCTCGATTTCCACTAAATCAGGTGCACTTTGATCATTGTAGATAAATTCTAATAGAATATCCTCGTCTAATCTTGCAAACTTTGATGATTGTGCCATTTTCTTTTTATTATTTTAAAATTTTAACCAAGCCGGTGAATAATAAACTCCAATCCCGATTGAAGGTCCTGTGCTTATTACTTGGTTGTTATTTAAATTGATTCCATATCCGAAACCAACTCCAATTGACCAACCTGCTTTTTTATTATATGTTTGATTTAATTTATCATTAACTATATTAATATTTTCAATCGCAGTAAAATTTAAACCAGGATATGGGGTTGTAATTCTTAAAACTTCTCTTCCTTCTTCTGAAACTAATGCAGTTGTTAAACTAATACCTTGATTAAAATCAAACCTAGAGGATTTAATAGTAAACATTGAATCTAACTTTGTTAGTTTCAATTCTCCAGTAAACTCTCTGTAATTATATTTATCCCAGTTTTTATTGTCACTAAAATTAAAAGTAACAGTGTCTTTACTTTGTGAAACTGCCACGTTTGAATTTAAAATCGAATCTTTGATAGTTAAATCAGTTGAGATTAATGTGTTTATGTTTTCAAGTTTTGTTTTTTCTTTAAGTACCTTATTATATCTATTTAATAAGTTCGATTTATCAGACTCTAAAACCTCAACGTCGTATTCAAATGAAGCTATTCTAGAAACTAGTTGGCCACTTTTATTTTTCTCTATTAAGATTGAATCTTGTGCCGCTTTATAATTATTAAAATTTCTATCTGCAATCTTTTCAGTACTCTGTAAATCTTCTTTAAGGTTTGAAATTTGATTACATTGTTTTAAAACTAACAAAACGACAATAGCGATTCCTATGAATCGCAATAATGTCTTATTATTTAATATATTTTTTATCATTTTAATTAATTTTTGCCAATAACACTAATTCGTTAGTTAATCCTGGGCTACTTCCGGTTCCGGAATAGTACTGCAGAGATGCAACCCAACCGCTACCACTAGGTATGCTAATAAGATCCCATGTTATATCAATAGACCCTCCAGCTGGTATAGAGAATGTTGATTGACTGTAATCCGTTGACTGTCCGCCTCCATTAAGCGAAGTTCCACCAGTGTTGGCAAACTGCGATGATGTGCCTCCTCCAGTTGTTGGGGTAGATATTTCAGCACTTAAACCAGAACCGGTACCTGCTCCCGTATATTCATCGACTTTTAACCTAATGTTAACTTGTTCCTGTGTGTCGTTCTCAATAAACCATGTTCTTTTAGGCTCATTTATAGTACCTGCGTAGTGATTACTATAATTAGTACTGTTCCACGTGTTATTACCACCAGTCCATGCTGATGAATATCTTATATATGGTTTAGTATCATACATCGATACAGCAACATTAATAGTAGTACTCTCATTTGTTCCTCCAACCTCTGCACTTGAATCTGCAAAATCGTTATCCTGTAGATTTATTTCTAGCACCACCGCATCTATACTATCCGTAGCTACAAATCCATCGATTGTTTTATACGTGTGATTTAGCAATGTTAAATCGGCATTTCCACCAACAGTAGACCCTCTTTGGGTACCACTGCCTCTATATGTAAACGGCAAGGTCGGTGTTTGACTAATATTAAAGTGTTTACCGGAAGGTGCCGTTAATGTAAACGTTGAAAGGTTTACTGTATCTCCTGGTGTTGCAGTTTTAGTTTGTGATGCAGGACTAACTGTCCATGAATTAGGTGATGTGTTTAACTGATATGTATTTGTTCTTGTTGCGATTGTACTAATATGACCTGTAGAATTATACGTTAATGATACAGTCCCTCCCTGTGGCTGAGCACTTACAGTAACATTTATAGTAATGCTCTGTGTTGGTAGTGATCCTGAAGGATTTGAAACTGTAGCAGTTGCCGGTCCTCCTACTGCATCAGCAGTTACTGTTGGTAAACTATTCCATTCATATCCAGAAGGTGCCGCAACGTTAACTGTGAATGAGAATGATGATCCTTCAACTTCCGTCTTTATTTCATTAATTGTTGATAATCCCCCAGCTCCTTCGTTTGAATCTGTAAATCTATATGTTACCGCTACTGGTGCAGATTGATTAGTACCTTTATCATGCCAGAATAAATCTTCAGTTCCTAAATAAACTATTTGTGGTAATCTTTTTATAACGAAAGTAGTTCCTTGGCTATCAGACGTTATTGATTGAGTTGATGTTGCTATTGTCGGTGTTGTTACCGTATATGTTGGAGATGAATATGCCGCTAACATTGATATATTAGCACCTCCTATTATATTTGTTTCTGTGTTTGTAACAGATGCATCTCCCTGACTGTCAGAGTCTGTTGTCGCTGGATTCTCATCAATACTATATGAAAAAGAATTTAAATCCTCTGTTTGATATGAAAGATATGAATGATATGCTGGATTAAGATTATTTACCCATTCTTGGCCATTACATAAATACCAACCCGCAAAATTATTAATACCTGATCCCACTCTAATTTGAATAGGTTCATCTGATGGTGCAGTAACCGCGGACTCAGTTAATATAAAATTAGAATTAGTAAAGAAAGCAGGATCAACTGAAACAATCGTTCCAATTGGTACTACTCCTCCGATTTCATCAACAGATTTAAAATCTATTGTTCCATCAATATCTCCTGAGACTGCAATTTTACCAACATCGGGAGTTGATACAGTACCTCCTATTTTTAAACTATTATAAACATTAACTGGTTGATTAAATCTAGATTCAGTATTAATTACTAATCCGTCAGTATGATCAAGTGACATAACAGGTGCAACAGTGCTTTCACTATGCCAAATCCATTTATCAGCATATTGATTTACTATATAATCTACAGCAGCAGACCCTGCAGGTCTAAACCCGGTTGTCATACTAAATGCTGTATCTGTACCTGATAATTTATAATAAAATGCAGGGCCTTCTCCTTCTGATCTTAACTCTAAGTTATTTTCAACAACTGAGTCTCTATTAAGTAAAAGAGAAGAATTAGATTCCCCACTAGTGTAAAATGGATCAGTTGACCTATATCCTACTGCAAGTGTAGGTGGATTTACGTCGTTGCTAGAATCATGAACTGGCAATATTGTTTTTGAACTAGAACCCGGGTTCACTTTCCAAACATTATCCAGGCTAGTTCCCGCATCTCCTTGAAAACCCTGATCTCCTGCAATTCCAGTATCTCCCTGGTGTCCAGTTAATCCTTGATAACCAGTGCTACCAGGTGCTCCTGTATTTCCTATTGGCCCTCCGCCATTAGCAACAATTTGATCAAAGTTATAATTAACTTTGTCCAGTTTTATACTATCAGTGTCTAATAGCGATATTTCTTTTAAATTGATTGCCATCTTTAAATTTAATTTATTTTATATTCTATATATTCTTTTTATATTACAAACAATCAGTAACATTTGTTATTTTACCAGAAAATGTTATTTGACCATGTCTATCGGAAATGTCATCATATAGCTGAGCCCAAGGACTCGTAGATCCTGGTCTATTTTGTTCACTTATAGAAACTAAATTACTTGTACCAATATTTGAAATTGTATTAGATACCCATCCGTCATTAACTAATAAAACAGGACCGTCCTCTAAAAACTGTAATCTATTCGAAAGTGGAATAGTATTGTTTGCTGCACCATAATATATGTCGATTGCAGTATTATTACTAGAACATACACTAGGTCCGAAATATTCGTATGGACGTATTTTTCCAAGGTAGTTTACATATGGCATTGCCGTTCGATATTGAACTACTGTACCGTTCCAATAAGCCCTATACCATCCAGTTTGACCAGGCTCTCCCGATCTATACCATCCAGCAGGTGGAGATGTTCCGTCTGTATTTTTAATTACGTAAGCAAATTTAAATTGAGAAACTGTATTATTATTAGCATCTGTAATTAGATAACCATTAGACCCTGTTGAAGGTGGTGTTGTCCAGTTTAAATCCCTAACATCTTCTTCATAAAATAATTCATATGTACTTAACTGTAAGCATACTTGAACATCGGTCCATGTCGTACCGCTCCATTGTCTAGCTGTTTGGTCTTTTTCATACCAACCCGCAGGTGCTAGTGATCCGTTTAGATATAATTCTGTTCCTGCGATTCCACTACCGCCGTTACCTGTTACCCAGTTCACGCCAATTCCTGTCCACATATAATCATCTAACAATGTGGTAGTACATGCGGCGGCTTTAGAGGTTGATGTTACTGATAGTGTAATAGCCTCTGTAGATACTTGAGTAGATGGTTCTGATTTCCAATGTAGTATTGGTTCTCCTAAATTAATTATATGCACCATTCTAGAATGCTCATATGCGCCACTCTGTTGTCTTGACGCAGGTTGATTAAATTTAATTGTTCCGTCTGATGTTACAATATTAATTGTTGATATATCATATGCTCCGTTTGAAGAGATATAATTTGCTCTAACTTGTAAACTAGCTCCACCAATTAATATCTGCCTGTTATCCCCTCCATTAACTATAGCGGGCTGGGACGGCGTTTGGTTAATATTATTTCCACCGTTACTATCAATATTAAAAGTAAAAGAATTTAAATTAGGAACATCATGCGATATAATTCCTTGTTCCCATACTTGACCATTACATAAGTACCATCCTTCGAACGGAGTGTCTACTCTACCTCTACCATGGTCATTTAATAATAATCCATCTGATCCTGTTACTGGATTTCCATTTAAATTAAAATTTGCATTATTGAAATGATCTTCCTGTATTGACATGATAGATCCAATCGGCAATGCACCGAAAATTTCGTATTTGCTTTTCCAAATTACATTACCACTAGTATCTGTTGACACTAAAACTTTATTGGGTCCTTCATTAGTAACAAGTCTTAAGCTGCTATCTGTTTGTGTAGGTTGGTTAAACTCTGTTTCAATATTTGATGTTACTAATTCACTTGTAAATGTTAAGGCAGCGGGGGATTGGCTTATTGTATCTTCTTTCCCTACATGTATTTTATTAATTGATTGTATCGTACCTCCTATATTTTGTACAATATGTAAGTCTGCTGCTGAAAAATCTCCAATAGCCAACTCATTACCTGTAAGTGAGTGTGGTGCAATTGTGTTACCTGTTCCTCCGTAATCTAATGCAAAGTTAGGTCTATTGGTTGCCCCATAAAAAACAGCGGCAGTTGAGTTAGATCCATTAAATGGTAGAGCCGTATCGTAATCACTATTGCCTTGTTCGTTTTTACCTGTTATAAGACCTACTGCTGAAAATTCAGGATCTTGCATTCTAGTAGGTAATAGCAATATACCATCGTTTACTTGTCTAATTTTCCATAATTCATCCGCAGGAGTTCCTTCAAATCCTTGAGAACCTCGAGGCCCTTGTGTTCCTTCATATCCTTGAGTTCCTTGTAATCCTGTTCCACCTGGTGTGCCTTGATGGCCTGTTGGTCCGGGCATTCCTCCTTTTTGTAGTTGGCCAAAGTTAAAATTAAGTTTATCTACTTTGTCTTTTGCCCACCAACTCAAGCTGTTAGGATCTAAATCACTCTTAAATATTTCTTTAATATTTATTGACATGTTGGTTATGCTTGTATTTTAATATGCAGTTTTAAATGATATTTAAAACCTGGTTTTTTATTATATATTAATCTAAAACTTAAACCATCATTCTGATATCCTTGAATATCAAAATTAGTTTGTTTAGTAAATCTACCGTCTGTTAATTCTTTCGGAGAATTTACCGATTTAAATTCGGTTGTTATGTTCTTACCTGATATTCCGTATATTTCAGTGTTTTCTATAATAAACCTTGAAACAATGTTAGAATAAACATATTTTTCTAGATCGTCTAGAATAGTTGATTTATCTCCGAATGAATTTTCAGCAGTTAAATACTTGCTAAACTTAGATTGTATTCCATCTTCTAACAGTTCGTTATATATTGTCTTAGGTAAATAAAAATCTGCAATTATTTCAGAATCATTTTCAATCCAGTGTATTGCTGTTTTATTTAATTTATTAAATCTAATATAATCTAAAGAATCTAAAGACGTTTCATTTGTTTGTGAAAAGCTAGTTAAATCATACTGATCTTTAACTTTCATAACAGTTGATGCCATAAAAGATTTTAATTCAACAGGACTTAATGTACCATATACATTTTCACCAGCTTGACCAGGTACGGATTTTACAAAATAATCACTAGAATATTTAGATTTAAAAATATTAAAATCTTTTTTATCTATTGCAATCTCGCCAATCGCAGGGTATAGCGGTAATTTATCTGATGTTTCAGATAGCTTTAATAAATTTTTAGAATCTTCATCATTTACTTTGTGGTAGTGATAATTACTAATATAACCGTAGGATTCGTTTACATTTTTATAAGATGCAAAAGCAATTCCTTGGTTTTTAAATTTATTATAAATTAATCTTTCTCTCCATTTATCAAAAATATCTTCTGATAATATTCCAATCGTTTGTGTTGTTAATTCATATTCTGCACCTGATAAGCTACCTGGGTGGTTGGTTGGATATGGAAGAATTATAGCTTCTAAATCCCCTCCAATACCTTGTGATACCCCATTGTCAGGTATTAACGCTGATTGTATTGTATAAATGTCTGTAAAATCTACAACATCCTTAAAAAGTGGATTATATTGACCATTAAATCTACGTAAAATCGTAAAATATCCACCGTCTTCTCTCTCTTTTAATATTTTACCAATCTCCTTAGAACTTAATTGATAAGATCTTGGTCTGTCTCCGTCAGCTGCTGTATCAAGCACGGATGGTTTAACAACATCAACACCATCTTCAATTTGTAAAACAAAATCGTTAATAAATTCATCTTCCGGAAATTCAGAACTAACTCTAGTATATGCAACATCTCCGAAATCGTTAAATCTTTTCGCGAAATTATAAGAAACTACCTCTTCTAATATATTTTTCCAACCAGCGGAACCGGTTTGCCAATATTTAAAAGTAGTAGATGTTGGTATATAATATAAGAATTGACTATCCAATGCCGGCGCAGAAAAAAGAGGTCCATCTTCTAATGTAAATGGAATAGGTAAACCTGAAACAATTATTTGATCATCGTTGATTATTGAAACAACCTGCATACATGCAAATTGTGTCACGCCGTTTACATCATATTCAAAGTATATCCATGAATATTTTCCTTCATCATTTAAAGTTATTTCTTTAGTAAATGCAGACTGTCCACCGCTAATAGATAATTGACTGGCATATACTATAGTTTCAACACCTGCTTCCTGTGGCCATGCAGAGCTACTTAAATCTATTTCAAAAGATAGATCAGTATCAATGATGTTTATGATAGGATCACCATTAGCGTCCAATAGAGGATTCCCATCGACATCTTTTTTAACTTCTTCAATATCTTGCAATTCATATACCGAAGCTCTAGATAAATAATCAACTACGTTATCTTTTACGTTTATGTTGATAAAGACGCAAATAAATTTAAAAGTGTCATTCTTAATAACGTGGTATTTTACATCGCTAGACTCATTTGATTGTTTCGTGTAATTTAAAGTTACCCCAAACTTATAAGAATTTACATCGGTTGATGTTTCAAAAGCTGTAGGTGTATCTTTAAAAGACTCTTTTCTTTTCTTGTAAATATATCGTAATCCTCTAAATACTGTACTAGATTCTAACTCTGACGTGCCTCCGTTGAATTTAGAATATAGATTTCTAGATTTGTCATCTATCCATATTCCAGTATTTTGATTAACTGCACCGTTCCATCTAAAATAAAGACTAAAATAATCTACATCCGTAGATTTAAGTTGATCAATGCTTATTCCGTCAGTTGTTGTAAAACTAGTATATGAAGATAATCCGCTAAGCGTGTTGTTGTCATGCAGACTATCAGGTATTTTATTAAAATGGAAATGTTCCATATTTAAATTGTCGTAATTTCTACCTGATTCTAATTTAATTTCAGGAGAAATATTATTAGTACCGAGTGCCTCATTCACGTTTAAAATATAAGGTAGGTTTCTTGCGTTAGTACCGTTCTTTAAAGAATATTTCATAATAGTAGGTACTATCCTACTTTTTAATGCGGTTTCTTTTAATATATTTTCATTAAGTCTATCGTATTCTGAATTAATATCGGTTGAAACTGAATTATCATCAGATGTTTCTTGATATAAAACAGAAGATAGTCCTGTGAATTTTTCGAATGGGTTGTAATCGGTTCCAAATGATTCGTAAGCCAATTCTCCTAATTCAGAATTTTTAGTTGAATAAAAATCAAAATCAAAATCTTTTAATTGATATGCACTGAATTTACCAAAAGTAGGTGTAAACTTATTATACAGCTGAACTGTCCCGTCACTAGGTAACTTGTACACTGTATCTAAAATAATTCTATATGTTTCACTGTTAGTATCGTCTCTAACTATATCTATTATCTTAGAAAATTTAGTTAGCTTTGCATGTTTAACATACTGCCCTATAGATGCTTCACCTAATTCATCTTCATTTACTAAAAAGCTAGCTCCTATTTTAGAGCCTCCACGTGCTGTATATAAACTCCAATCAGAAAACTGAGTTCCTGTATAATTTTGTAATCCAACGTAATCTTCTCTTGCCGCTTCTATGTTTATAAAATCAGAAATGTTTAAGTCATATATACCAAAAGACATTCTATTTCTATTATCTCCATTGCCGTAGTCCTCGATAATTACAGAGGATCCTTCTGCTCTAGTATTATAATCAGATATATTTTTAATTAAACCACTAATCGCTATTGCAATTTGTCTTAAAGTACCTTTACTTGAAAAGCTATTTTCAGAGAAAGTACCTGCTGGTATCGTATCAGTAGCAATTGCCATGAAACCATACATCTCGTAATTTTTTATTTCAATTTCAGTTTTATCACCAATATAAAACCTGTCGTTTGTTATCGGTTTGTTTGTGATTTCAAATTTAATAAAAGGCTTATTTGAAATCTCAGTTGAAATTGCCTGTAGTTTATTATTTGATATAGTGTAATTTGTATTTTTCAACAAGTTTTTAATATCAATATTAGAAGTAACTGGTATTTTTAAACCATCTACTTCTGTATTATTTTTTATATGTAAAAAAGAGTTATCACCTAGATTAATATAAGAAAGTACAGGAACCTTTAGCTCTGGAGTTCTTGGTAACATATCTTCGTGAGTTATTCCCGCTCCGATCACGTCGTAAACTGTGTGAGTACTTCCTGGTTCAATACTTACTATGTTGTCTGAAGAGATTGAATTAATCTTAAAAGAACCTTCTTCGATGTCATCAACGTAAAGTCCAAAGTATCTGTAGATCTCGTAGTTAACTGCAGATTCATCATCGAACATAAACTCTAGATTAATTAAGTTAGCTGAAATAACACCGTGGCGTTCAAAGCCTTTTGTTATTATTTCATTTGCATTAATCTCTAAATTGTCTTGTTGAATATAATCTTCAGCGATAAAATCTTTTTTGGAAACAAACCCTCCCTTAGTTGAATCAATTCCTCTATATAAAACCGCTCCGCTATCTGAGAAATTAAACTCAATAGCTGATTCAGGCATACCTTTGTCGTATACGTGAGAATGCAGATATTTACCGATTCTACTTTTTCTAGTTAAGTCAAATGTTTTAACAATAGTCGCAGATTCTAATAGCTCTAAAATTCTATCATTCTGTCCGTTAGTGTCTTCAGTGTATTTATTCTTATAATCAACATCACTAACTCGATAAACTATAAACTTTTTTGGTATTCTACGATCTAACCAAATTGGCGAAAATATCTTATATTGTTCGTCGTATAATTTAGTTGAATTAAAACTAGCTCCATAGTTATAATGGTTTTCATATTGATATTCGTAGTCTGAATATGGTGTAATGTCCGAGTGTTTTTTTAATGTCTGAAACCTCTCATTGACCGGTGCTCCTTTAAAAAATCTAGCGACATCATTTGCATAAATACCAGTGTCTGATACTTCAAACTTCTGATACTCTACCTTTGAAAGGACTTTGTTAGCCTTAAAGGCGCTTAAGTATATGTGCTCCGAAGAGTCCACAACCAACTTTAAATTACTAGTTAATTTTGGGTTAGTTCTTAATAGTGCAAATGAAGATTCTTCTTCCTTATTGTTCGTGTTAAAATTTATAGCCATTCCTGATGCCTCTTTTTAGTTAAATTATATATCATAATTTTAAGAGGAACCTGATTGGGTTATGTCTAAAACTCTTCTCTGATGTTAGGTAATGAAAAATCAACGCTTCTTCCTCTGAATGGCGTGTACTTTCCATTGCTTGTGTAGTTAGTTAACATTGAAGAGGTTATAGAATTTATATTCTTTCCAGTTGCTCTATACTTAGAATACACTTCAACGTCAAACTGAAAATCAGTATTGTTTGAATCTACTATATCTATACCTATTATTTTAGAGTATGTTAAGTTTTGTAGAGAATTACTAATAATTCCTCCAACTCTACCTCTACCAGTATCCCCTGTTCCGCTATAATCTGTCATTCTATATTGAAATACCATATCAATGTTTATTGCGTTAGAACTGCTTCCTTCGATTATCTTCTTTCCTCTTTTATTACTAGCATCAACAACTAAGGAATCTTTTCCTAGTGGAGATACATATAAAAATGATCCACATGAATGTCCTCCTAATAGATATTGATCATTTGGTTCGAATGAATTTTTACCAGCAGTTCTAAGTCCTAGCACTGGGCCACTTCCTGCACCACTACCTACTCCGGCGGTCGCTACTATAGTATTTGTTAATCTAAATGGAGTTTGTTTTTTACCATATAAATCACTAGCTCTTCTAGGTGCGGTTTTAGGCATGCCAACAAATCCATTCTTAGCAATATCTAGCGCTACCATCCCACTTTCCGTTAATGGATGATCTTTGTGTATGAATATTGCATTATCATATAGAGCTGCAGTTACTGTAGAAACAGATACACTACCTGGTGTATTATTAGTACCATTATATGCTCCGTTCCATATATAATCGTTAGTACTTGCGCTATCTGACCATGTTGCAGCAGTAGCATTCACGAAAGATTTAGATTTATCTGTAGAATTAGTAGTAACACCCGATATTTGATATGCTGTGTTTATACCGTATTCAAAGGTATCATATCCTGAATCATCAGCTGCATCAATATCTCCGCCAGATCCGTCAGAACCTGTTAAATATAAACTGTTATCATTTGCAATATTCATAAACCTTGAATATAAAAATTGACCTCTTAATTGTGCAGATTGTACTGGACTATCGTTGAAATATGATTCTGTTGATTCCGTTGCATCTAAGTTTTGATAAACTACAGGTGCTAAATCGTATTTTCCCTCTGTTGTGTAATATGTATTAGAACTTACAACAGGATCTATTGCACCAGATTGTAATCCCCATACTGTACTTGCGGTTGAGGAATATGCAGGTTGTTCAATGTCTCCTAATATCCTTGCAATTAATTCTAAATTAGTAGCTTTAGTATTAGAAAGATTTATTTTAAAGTTTTTAGTAACGATAGACCCTTTAGCGTTTGTTGTTGGTATTTCATCAATATAATATCCTGCAAATAATTTAACTTTACTGTTATTAGTTACTGGTGTTACATTACCGTCTTCGTCGATTATCTGTACTAGTAACTCTCCAATAGTTCCGTCAATCTGGGCTCTTAAAGATTCTACTTCGTTTTGAAGTTCTAAAAGTTTATCATATACTGAAATAGGATTTTGTTCTCCAGTTAAGAAACCGGAAGCTAGTGATGATGCATTGTGTGCAAAATACTTTTCATTTACTGTGAATGAATCACCAACGTGATCGTATACTCCAACAGATTCTAAATCTTCTTTTAAAGAAACTTTTAAGTTATCTAATTCGTTTTGTGAAATTAAACCAGCTAGTGAATCTGTTGAAAGTTCTCCTTCTGGAAATTCTACCTTAACTATGTCAGACCAATCACTTGTTACTGGGTTAGCTGGATATCCTGCTTCTGATACAGATTTAACCATAATTTCAATAACTTCACCAGATCTAATAGGTAAATCAATTGAATTAAAATTAACAGCTTGTGCGTCTTCTTCGCTTTCCACTACCCATTTGTATATCCCCGCATCGTTTAATTCTCTCTTTCTAACAGGACCTTGAACTTCAATCCAGTTTGAAAAGGCTGCAGTCTTTTTAGTATTGTTAGTAGTATCATTAAATTCAATCTGATCAATTGTTGATGTTTTACCAGAAGTAGATACGTATCTATATCTAGTTTTAAATTGTACAACTTCTTGAGAAAGTTCTTCACCAACTGTTTTAGGCGAAGGTATAGGCCAGAATCCTCTAACTCTAAACTTTGGAGAAGCTGTTGAAATATCTATTGAATCTGCTGCTGCTTTTATTTCGGCAACAATTGATCCAAATAATTTAACCTCAGACGCTTTTTCGTTTACAAGCGCTCTGAACTCATTAAGTTGCTTGTCTCTTTCAACCTTAGATTTAAATTTCTTAGTGTTTAATAAAGATTTTTTAACTTTAATAGCCTCATTAATATTCTTTAAACTTTGTTCAGCGGCTAATTTATCTGATTTAAGTTGTTTAATCTTTTTAGTAGTTGTGTTATCAGTTAAGTGTTTATTTATTTGGATAACTTTTAAATCATCTGGCGCTAATATTGGCGTGTTTGGTTTTACACCAACCGCTGCCGGTGGAATGTAATCCACACTAAGCGCTTTAATAAACTGTCCGAAATCAGATACTTCATCCTTATAATAAGATGCTAAGTTCTTAATAGTTCCGTCTTCCGTTGATATTTGTAATTCATTTGAATAAAAACCAATACCTGGAGAATATTCATTTGAAGGTATGTTTGAAATAGGATCAATTGGTTTAATAAATACTATTTGCTTTTCATCAAAACCTATTTTAATCTCTACATCTAAATCTACATCAATGTCTCTATATACTGATAATACGTTAGATCCTACTTTAATAGATTCAAATCCTTCAATTAACTCTAATTCAACTTGCGACGTAGAACTATCAATTGATCTAACGATATATCTTGTTCTTAACTCTCCTGAATTAATCACTAGTGAATCTGAAACTTTTAAAACTTCAGTCTCTTGAAGTGTTTTAGAAGCATCTGAGTAACTTAACTTATCAAGCGTAAATAACTTAACTGTTTTAGTTTGAGTGACACCATCAACAATCTTTGACTTCTGTTCGTTAGATATCTTAGTGACATCAAAGTCTCCGAAGTATTGTACTGTTCTGATTGGCATTTCAATTACCTCAGAATCTAAATAATATTTTAAACCGTCTTCGGCAATTCTGTCTTGTAGTTCTTTATATACAATCTCGCTTTCTCCTTTATATATTTCATCAAATGAATCTGATGTAGCACCGTCTTTTAAATCAAAAATAAATCTTTCAATATAAACTCTTTCCGTTTCTACTGGAATTTGACCACTAACGTCTAATCTAATAGTTAATAAAGGATTTAAAAAGTCCTCAAAGAATTCATTTAACTTTGTATTAAATTGAGTAGGTGCCGCAAGTGATGTGATTGGTTTAGAAGGGCCTTTAAGTTTAGAAGTGTATATTTTTCTATAAGCTCCATCTTTTAATCTTACATTTGCTCCGCTACCTTCAACACCAGAAATAGATTCTAAATTCTTGTTTAGTCTTTCAATTTCTCTTTTTAAATATCCAAATGCAGGAATCTGTACTGATTTAACTCCTTCACCAGAAGGATCCCATAAATCTACAGTAACTGTTTCTTTATCTGTTGAGATCGCCTCATTAATACGATTGAAAGTTTCTAGAGAATTAGTGTTTAATTCTAGAAACTGTTCAAGTAATTGCGATATTGAATTTTGTGCACTCATAGTTATCTTATAATTTCAAGTTCGAATGTCTTGTTTATTTCATCAACGCAAACTAATTCGATATATGGCTTATTGCTTAATAGATCTGTTTCGCTGATCGTATTTATTAATTTCCAGTTACCTTTTTTACCTACGAATATATTAATTTTATTGTTATTCATATGATCAATTGAAGTTTTAAAAGTTAATTTAATAACCTGTCCTACTTTAACTGGAATAACACTATCATCTAAGTATATATCTAAGTCTCTTACAAAGTCCTCGTCTTCAGTATATACTCTAATTAAATTATCATATCTTTTTATTCTTGTCCAAATACCAGTGATATCCGCTTCTTGTGGATTCCATGCAAGATCTTTGTCTATTTTAACTTCAACTCCTTCGCTTACTAAATCGTAGATATGTATCTGATTAAGACTATATCCGTTGTTTACGTTTTGTATCTTTATTTTCTGAGGATTACTTTTATCTATTAAGATTCCGTTTCCTGCAGATATAACATCTGTATTATATTGAATAGATGTTGGTATCTTACCGTTAATAACTTGATTTAACCTGTCGTTCGTCTTAGATATAATATCTAAAATAGAACCAGCGTTTTTAAAGTTAAGTGAAGCGTCTTCTATAGATTTTTCTAATGCTATAACTTTAGCTGAAATAGAACTTTGATCAATTGAAGTCATCATTAAGTTTTCTAATTCATCAAGCCTGTCAGACATAATATTAAATCTATGACTTGCTTCTGCTAATATTTTAGCAGCGTTTTCTAAAGAACTTGTAGTATCAAAGAATAAATCCATTGAGAATGTAGTAAAGTCATTGATATTTGTTTCAATACCTACATTATCTAAAGAAGAATTAAATTTAACGTTTAATTTTAATGCAAACGCATTACCATTTAAACCTGTTACTTCGTTCGGCTTATATTTGCTTAATTCCGGTAAGTACCATCCAGTACTATTTGGATCATTTTTAAAGTTATCTAATAATATAACTCCATATAAGTTTGTTGTTCTATTGCCAGGGTTAGATTTAGAATATACATCATAGTATACTAAGATCGCATTAAATCTAAAGTCTCCACCTCTTTTTGAATAATCTTGAATTGTGTTAAGCTTGGCATCACCTTCAATAGCAGCATATGTTATTGGGCTCCATTCAATACCGTAATTATAAGTTGAATTTGGATCAATATTTATCGTACCATCACTTGAATCCGCTAAAGACCCTAAATTTATATTAGCATCTGGATGTGCTTGTCCGTCTCTTCCGTTAATAAAAGAACCAGGTTCGTATGATGTAGCAGTCGTGTTATAGCTTGAGTTTTTAAATAAAACAGTTGGAGTATATCCAGCTGACGTTGGTACATTAATAAAGACTTCATTATAAGTATCACCATTATAATTTTTGTCATTAGTAACATCTACGTTTCCTAAATATTTAACCACTTGGCTATATTCCGATCCATTTTGTATTGAATCATTTTCTTCTACTACTCTATTATATCCTGATGCAGCTTCTTGTGAATTAGCTGGTCTTGTTCTAAATGCTCCAATTTCGTTTAACCACTTAAAAAAGATCTTTTCAGCATCAGAAGAATATATTGAATTGTCAAAATCGTCGTCTGTTAGTATAAAGTTTTCTAAGTTAAGGGCGTAGTTTTGGAACGTGGTGGCAAAATGACGGTTTGCGTTATCGTCAGGGCTGTCTCCATCATAATTTGGCGCAATACCAGGTACTCCGTTAACTGGGGCAACTGGGCCACCTTCGAATAAATTATTAAATTGTATGTAATTATTTGTTGCTCCACCAGAAGGCTCGTCAACAACTGGTAAATCTAATAATGCGAATTTTGAATACTCAAAAACAATATCTGGATTATAATATGCACGTGTTAAATCCCTAGCGGCGCTAGAGAAAGCATACATAGTACCTCCCTGTTCTTGAGGAATTCTAATTAATGGTGTAGCCATTTACTTATTTTATTTTTTTAAAAAGTTAATGTAGTGTTAGCATGTGCAATAACATACCATAAAGAATTAACTTGTCTTAATGTTAACGTTCCGTTATCTCCAACTGTAAAGTTAGCTGAAACTCCTGCAATATTAGTTGCGTCAATATCAAAGGCTCCGTCTGCGATAAAAGTTACACATTGACCTTCTACTCCTAATGCAACAACATTTACGTTTGATAAACCTGTAGCAGATCCATTTAACACGTAAGTTGATTTAGTGTAGATTGAAGGCATAACAGTTACTGATCCAGTAGACACAGAATAAATTAAACCATCTTCTAAAGTTAACGCTCCATCTACTGTCATTGGCTTTAATACCGTAACTGCAGTTGAATCCGCTGATAATACATTAGAGATATTTAACGATGATGCCGCTACCGCTCCTGTAAGGGTTAGTGTTTGTGTGTTTACATCAAGTAAATTACCGATGCTAATTAGCTCATCGTTCATCTGTTGAAAATTGTCGTTTAATACGATTCTCGACGAAGATAGACTGTCTGTTCCGTTGATTGTTGTGATACTTGCCATTTTAGATTATTTTTAATATATTTTTATTTACTGTATTTTTGTTCCCGTTAGAATCCAATAGATCTAATGATATTGTATAATATCCCCTATCGCTAAATAGGTGAGTTAATATTGGATTACTATAATATATATCTTCGATATTTAATGTATTGTTAGTTAATTTCCATTGTTGACTAATTACCCCAGGCATATTAGTTAAATCGTAAGAAAATGTCAAATGATTTAAAAGATTTAATTCTGCCATACTATTTATTATATAGGTGTCATCAAAGCTAGGGTTATAACTTATAAAGTTTATTTTTTCACGAATTGCTGACGTATACGGCGTGTAATTTTCTATGCTACTCATCCAAACATATTTAAAATCATATGTTCTTGTAGGTTCTTTACCAACTGCTAATATGTATAATAATTGATCTTCAGTATTCGGGAAAGATATTGAATCTCCATCGACATCAAACGGTAAGTTATCTTTAAATATTGGATTATAATTGAATTTAGAAAGTATAGGATGTTCGTTAGAATCTAAACTACTAAGTTCATCTGCAATTAACTGCCATTGCGCTGTAGCATATGATGTTGGTGGAATTGTATTTACTATTTCATAACTATCTCTTGAGATTACACCAGTTACTGAATCTTCTTGTGTAATATTAATCCATTGATTGTTAGGTACTGCCCAGATCTGAAAAGACGAATTAATATCTGATCCGACTCTTGTCATTTCCCAAGTTAAATTAGGGCCGTCGTTCCATAGATGCTTTTTAAGAGATGCCCATTGATATGGACCTGCTGTTTCGCTAAATCCACTTGAACTATTAGAATCTTGATATCTTCTAACAGTCGATGCAGGTATACCGTATTCATCTTCATCGTAAATATAATTAGCTCGATCCATTGATAAATAATAAGTTCCTATTACATCTTGTACCGGCAACATGTTCTCTCTTGACCAATCCCAACTAGAACCAGCTGCATCCCATGTGTGTTTATATCCTTTCCAATCTAATTTCTTTGTTGCTAACTGAGTTAATCCATAAACTTCAACGTTCTTGTTTTTAACTTCAACAGCGTCTTTTAATATTTTAGTACTCTTTACGTTGTATAAATCATATAGGTTAGCTTCAACTGTATATGATCCAACATATGGTAATGTCATTGGGAAATTGATATATTCTTCAATAGGTCCTCTGAAAGATCTTAGATAATTCTTTGGTCCTCTTAGTACCCATTCAATTTCATAAACTCCACGATGCCACCAGTTGTTCCAAGTTAATAAATGGTCTCCTGTGTCAGTAGCATCCATGAATGAAAATTCAGCAGCATCCCATTGATCTGCTATTCCATCAATCTGTAGGGTTATTGGAGCTCCAATTGGAATTCCATCAACCGTGTTGAATGTATCTAAATTACTATTATAGTATTCAGTATAAAAATCTGTAATAGATTCTGATATATTTAATTTATCCGCAGAGGGAATTGTATTAAAATCTTGACCAAATCCTGTAAGTCTATAATCAACTTTACGTAAATCTTCAATAAATATGTTTCTTCCTTCTGGCTTTACAACTGGATTAAATTCTATTCCAGCCGTTTGTGTTTTTATAGATTGCTGATTATTCCATACATTTTGATTAAATTGAGAAAAGTAATCACCTTCACCCGTTATATCTACGATCTTAGCTTGTAGTGGTAGGTAATCTTTTTGTAATTTCTTTTTTAATCCATATAGTTTAATTAAAACCTCATCTGGAGAATAGTCAATAGTCTCTTGAACTGTTGGAATATCCCATTCATCCTGAAGACCTGTTGGTGTATTTAATCGATACACTAAACTAAATCTTGAAGTTTTCTTTTGGTTTGAGTTTGGTAACTCTCCTCCTTTATTTTTGTCAGCTAAGAAACCAACAACATCTTGATTTGGAACAGCAACTGCTTTTAATTTTCCAAAATTTTCAGATTGTTCGTTAATATTTAGCCAATATTCTTTTAGTGTGATTTTATCGTATCCAAAGAAATCAATTGCATTTAATAGAGCTTTATAAGTTCCAATAAATGGTTTGATTTGAGAAGCTTGTAAAAGCAACTCTTTACGTTTTTGGTTTAATATAATAAAATCAGGAGATTGTTCTTGTATGTTAGAGTCTTTAAATATAAAATAATCTAAGTCATCTAAGTTCATTCCCATGTTAGAAAGTAGAGTTCTTAATCTTTCATCCTCTCCTTCAACTTCACCATATACTTTAATTTGTGCAATCTCTCTAGTTTCAACTCCATTAATCAACTCTGTTACGTATAACGTCCTGATATGAAAACCTTCAATGTCAGAATTTAATGCAATTTGTGAAGTGATTGGAGTAGCTTTTAAATTATCTGTAACTACTTTGACACCATTAGATGTTGATACTGAAGTAGTTGCTGGAAGTAGTTGACCTACTTGTGAATCGTCTATTTGTATATATAATTCTCCAGCATCTTGTTTAGCGCTATATAAAAATACATCCTCGCTAGTATTATAATCATCTTTAAATTTAAATTTAAAAGAGACTACGCCAGCGGACTCTGCGATTGGAGTCACATGCAATTTTTCACCAAGAGATCCTGCAACTTCTTCTAAAACGTGTAGGGTTAGTGTTTCATATAGTCCAGTTGAAACTAATGGCAAATATGAAACCCCTTTCCATATATTTAATTCATTGTCATAAATTAAATTTAGGTCGTTAGATTCACTATCGAAAAATCTTAAATTTTGATAAATCTGCGCCATTATCTAAAGTTTTTATAATCTTTTTTAGTTGTAAACGATTTAAATCCTTTTAAGTATGTTACCGAACCAACAAGGTCAGCTAATACTTTCTGGATTAAAACTACAAAATCATTCATTCTATTATTTCTAACAATATAAGGAGATATAGATTTCCTTAACATGTTGTCTTCATACGCATTCCCCTGATTCTTACGATTATCCATAACGCTCTCTCGGATAGTATAGTTTCGCTTCTGTCTGCTCTTAAATAGATTTTGTATTAATGATGCCATTATAGTGCTCTTCTATTTTTAGCCTGTATTTTAGAGAATATTGTATTAGGTACCGCCGGTTCATCGAAATAAATAGATAATGCAGCTTGTTCTCCAAGTTTAGCATCATCAGGTATTACAACGCCATCGCGATCTAACCAACCTCCTCTGAATAGGGCAACTTCTTCTTTTCCTAATAATATATCACCAAAAGAATCTAAATTAATTACATCCTCTGGTAATGCAGCGTTAGGTTCAAAACTTATTTTTCTTTCAGTAACTGTTCTTTTAAAGAAAACATATTTTTGTTTTCCATTACCAATATCTTCTAGTACTGGAGTAGAAGGAGTAACTGTAACTTTGTTCAGGGTGTAATATCCTAATCTCCTTGCATCTTCCTCTACTTTAGATATAAATCTTACATTTACTGAATCAATCCCCTCAACGCTCTCTAAAAGGGCGATAATGTCTGACTTTGGTAAACGATCTCTTCTTGTTATATTGATTAAATAATCCGATATTCTAGAACGTATTTCAGAATAAAGTGCAGGTTTGTTATATCCTTCAAAATATCTAACTTTAACATCCATGCTAAAATATTGAACATCAGGTTCTACGATCTTAACTTCTGTCGTAACCATCTGTTGTCCGCTATTTTCAAGTAATTCTAAGAATCCATTCTTTTCGTCGCTTGAGAAAAAGAACTCATCTAATGCTAAACTAAAATAATCTTTATTTTTGCTTAATTTTTTAGCAGTATCAGGTAACATAAATAAATATATTACATTGTCATCATCGATATAACCATCATCTGTTGTATTGTACGCATCTAAATAAGAAAACATTCCATATCTTGAAAGGAAATGTTCAAATGATTCTGGATTTGCCAACACAAATGAATGTGACTGTAACGGTGCGATTAATTTAGTTAATTCTACCGATTCAGGATCTGCTCCCATTTTAGGCGCAGCAGTAAAAGAAGACTCTAACAATTCGTTTAAGTCATATGTTTCTCCTAATGAATCAAAACCTTCAGTTACAAATTTAAAAGTAAGATCTTTAGATCCTGATAAATTACCTTTTGTTCCGTCTGTATTTAAATATTCTACTTCAATAGAAGATCCTGCTACTGGTATTTTACCAAAAGAACCATTTCCAAAATAAATATCTAATCCTCCATTAATCCCTGTTTTAACAAGATACCCTTGAGTACCTACCTTCATATCATATAAAGAATCGTATTTAGACCATAGTGTGCTATTGACACTTACTCTAACTGAATGATGATCTGTTGCTTTCTTAGTAACTATATTATAAGACTGTAGTTTTTCACCAGTTCCTGTTACGGTCTGTGTTTCAGTCTTTCCCTGTACAACTGGGATACGAATATACGCAGCGTTACTTTTTTCAATTCTAAATTGATCGTTGTTTGTTTTTAAAATATACTCTAAACCGTTTGCTGTACATTTTATGATAGCATTTTGTGGTATATTAAGAGCGTCTCCTGCAATATCAGTAGATGCTGAAGTGTTTAACCTAATTTTAATTTCACCATATGCACTTGCTCCTCTAAATGCGTCGTGACCTGCTAGTCTTGCAAGTCCGTATATTGATTCAGGGTTTTGAGCAGTTAATATATTCTGTTCAACTGTTGCGTCTTCAACATAGAAGAAAATTAGTTTAGTAATTTCAGATAATACATCCAAGATTTGTGAGAATGGAGAAGCAGTCGTGAATAGTTCACTAGTCCTTCCATATAAACGAGACATATATGACCTCGTATCCGTGATCATATCATTTGCTCTTAATCTAGTTGCATTTAAAAATTTAAATTCAGCCATTGTTTATTTTTATAATTTTATATATAGACTCCTAATTGGAATCTAGAATCTACTGTAATGTCTAAAAAGACTACGTGGTTTGATACGTCATCAACTACTTCGATGTCAACGCTAACACTATATTTAGAAGCAAGCGGAATATATTCTGCTATTTGATTATCAATAATTGTTTTTAATTGAAAATCGTTGTATCTAAATTCATAAACATAATCTTCTAAATTTGCTCCAAAATTAGGTTGCCCCAATACTTCTCCTTTTCTTGTGAAAAGCATTGTTTGTATCTGTGTTAACAACATTGACAGTTCGTTGTCTTGTTGCATCACATCAGCCTTGTAACCAGGTTCTCCTATATTTTTTACGTAAAACTCCATATGATTATATATACGTTTAAGAATGCATCATCCAATCCGTTCCTTCGTCTCCTTTTATTTCTTCAATTATTGCTTCTAATTCTCCTTCTCCTAATCCCTGTA